GTCTTAATCTTTCAGCTTTTTCTTCTTCTGTTTCATTTTCATCTCGTTCTGCTTTATTTTTAGCATATATTTTAGCATCGTTTTCTGCCTTTTTTCTTTTTTTTTCAGTTTTTTCCGCTTCTGTCATATCTGCCTATCTTTTAGCATTATATTCTCTTTGTTTTTGTTTCCTTACTATTGTTTCCTCCGGAGTTTCATTTTCTCTCCTTTTTAATGTATTTTCAGCATATGTAATTGCTCTATATCTTTTATCTTTTACTAATGGATTAAAAGCAGCATATTTATTAACACATTTCAGTTTATTTATCCAAAGTTGTTCATAATCATTTATGTGTTTATGGTCTTTTTCATCTTGTCTGTAAACTAAATAATCTTTTATTTTTATAATTTCAAAATTTTCAACATCTAATTCCTTAAAATAAGGAAAAATCCCATATTCCTTTTTATTGTCTTTTAAATATTTATTATATTGGGTCTTATGTTTTTCAAATCTAACATCTAAAATGTTGTAAGTTGACCCTATATACATTATTGTAGGGTCTAAAATATAATATATCTTATAAATAGTGCCTATTACATAACTCATTTGGCAATAATACTGATAATAAAAAATAAATTTTAATATTATATAATTTTAATAATTATAAAATTTTTAGTTCTTTAAGTAGTGATAATAACAATGTTCTGCTAACCTAATAGGATGATTATTCAAATTTCCTTCATCACAATAGTGTTTCATTTCATCATAAAATTTTTGAATTATTGGTATAATTGTTTTGAACCATTGGCGATCGCGAATAATTGAACAGTATTGAAAATCTCTTTCTTGAGTTTTTTCATTAATATAATATTCAACATAATGACAAATTTCCCTATTCATCATTTCCATATAAACCTGACATTGATAGAAATATTGCCTTGGAATTACATCTTGGGTTAATTTAATTCGTTTTTTATTAGGACATTTGATCTCAATAATGCATTCACTGTCACTAATACCATCAGGGCGACCTGTTATAAATTCATAATCTTTATGTTTGATATTTTTAAGCTCACTATTGACTTTTGTATTACTATAATACTGATAGGTTTCAATTGCTTCTTGTTCATATTTAATTCCATGTTGAGTAAAGGAATTTCCACTAAAACGATGTTTATTTTCAACTTTTTTTTCCAATAATGTCCAAGGAGTTTCAAAAGGATTTTCGCATAAAATTGTCGCGAAATCGCGAGCAGTAATTGACGGATATTTTTTCTGAGGTTGTGCTACTACAATCATATCTGTATCAACAATTTGAAGTTCCTTAACTTCAGTTGGAGTGCTACAGGAGTTTGTTTGTTGAGGTGCTTCCGTCATTTTCGCTAATTTTTAAGGCTAAAAAAATCAATTTTATTATAATTTTTTATTTGAATTTTTATATTATTGTTTTGTTTAATTATTGTTTGTTTTCCTCTTCTCTACAAATCGCACATAATTCATCATTTTGTAGTTCAGGATTACATCCAAAGCAAAAGCATAAACTACAATTCCAACACGATTTACCGTTTGTAGCTTCTTTATATAATACATTACACTCTTCACACTGAACAAAATGAAGACACCACTCATCACAAAAATAGTCGGTATCTTCAAACTCCAAATGGTCTCCACATTCGGGACACTCATTTTGTTCACTCATTTTCTCATATTTTTTAATTTTAAAATACTGATGGGATTTATATATTTAATACAACCAGTGGAATTAGTTGGAACTGATAGATATAAAATAGGTTGTACTGGAAAAGAAGATCTAAGTAGATTATTAAGTTATAATACGGGAACAAGATATTTATGTATAAATTTTTGTGAAAATTATTCAATGCTAGAAAAATTATTAAAACAGAAATTTAAAGAAAATTTTGAATTAATAGGAGGTTGTGAGTTTTTTAAAGGTGATGAAATTAAAATGATTAAGTTGTATACTGAAATTTACTCAACTAATATTGAATTAATTAAACATAAAAAAGAATTTAATATAATACAAAAAAATACATTTAATTCCAACCAAAATAATGTTGTAAATGAATTTATAGAGATTAATAATAATGAAGTATATGATTATTTTACACCCTTGGAAATTTAAAACGCCGGTTTTACCCGGTATAGTAAATTAAGAAGGTTTGCCTGTTTCAAGACGTGTAAATTTTGATTTTGATGTATCGTGTAATACATCTGATGATTTTTTACATAAATAACTTGGTCTTTCTAATTTATTTATAGAATTATAAGCTATCTTGTAAATATTTTTTGCTCCGTTACAATCTCTATTCCACACATTAGAACAGCTCTTACAGCTAATCAACCCGTGGACGAGTCTAAGATTATTACGGAATGGTTTTGGATTTTCCCTTACCATAATTTTTTCACAACTACCACCATCACATTTGGAACATTTACAACTTGTCCGAAACTCATCTACTAAATATGTTTTATAACCATTTTTCTTAAACAAGGTTCTCATCCCTTTCCCTTTTGTTGCCTCCTTATATTTCATATGTTTCCTTTGTTCATAATCACCAAAACAGACTATAGTTTCTTCTGGTTTTCCAAATATTTTTTTGAATTGGTTTAATAATTTTTGTTCGCTTTTTAATCTATTCCAATATCCATTTAGTTTTAATTTTCTAAATAGATTTTTTTCATAAAATTCAAATAATTTATAATTCATTTGATTTTTCTTTTTACAATATTCTTTGAATTTTTCTATATCTAATGTTTTACGATTATATTTACATAATTCTGTTTCCCATTCGATTATTGTTTTATTATCTATTTTTGCTAGTTTTTGTTCTAATAATATTTTTCCATATTTTTTACTTTTTGTTTCTTTTCTTCTTCTATCTTGACTATATCTATATTCATTCGCATCTTTATTACAATTATCAACACAAAATAAAAGGTCCATTTTACCAGGATCAATGGCTACAATATTTTTATCTATGATAGCAGAATAATTTTTAACTTCATCTATATATTTTTCTTTAGTTGGAATTTTATTTATTATTATTCTTTTTCCTACTTTATCTTTTCTTAATAATAAGATAGAACAACTAATTCCATCCGTCTCAATCATATGATGAAATGAATACCAATTTTTCAAAAAACATTTTCTTTCTGTTCTAAAAAAGAAATTCCATATTTTATCTTCAAATCTTTTGAGATTACCATTGAACAAATAATCACTTTTATTACCTTGTTTTTTATTCATTAAAAGATGAACTAATGTTGTTGTATCTAAACGAATATGTTTAGGAACAATTTCATTTCTTAAAGGAAATGGGTTAGTTGTTGTATATCCTTTTTTTTCAACTTGTTTCATCATAAATAACATGCAACCAAAATAATCTTGAGGACAGCATTGTAAATCATAATATAAATTATCTTTTCTAAATTTATTTTTGTTAGGAATGATATATTGCTTATGTTGATTAATCCATTTATGATAAAATGATTTCGATTTATATTCACTATTTTCTATATTTAACAAATCATTCTTAATTTTTCTTAATTGTGAATTTAAGTTTCTAATTGTTGTTTCTCTATCTATTTTTGTTTTCTTTATTTTTCTAATTTTAGTACTCATATATTTCTGTTCCCAAACTACATTTACATATCTTTCAACATAATCAATATAATGTTGTTTAATATTGTTTTCATACATTGTTAAAATATCTATGGTTAAGTAATCTAAAATAGTATTCATATGGGTATAGTTTAATTCTTCATCTTTACACAATGGTTTGTAATGTTCATTATAAAATAATTTTAATCTATCTTTTAGTTCTTTAATTTCTTTTTTTGGTGGTCTTCCTGTAGTTTTTTCATTACATAATATTTTCATACAAGAATTTATAAATTCCTTATCTACTATTGGTAGTGTATTATTTTTATCATAATAATCTAATAAATATAATTTCATAAACTGCAAAGTATGAATAACTATTTTATTTGCTTTTATTACAGATTTATTAATTTTAGGTTGATTAATATTAAAATGTTTAAGAACATGTTTTAATGATACTTTAATACATTTAAAAAAATCATCAGGTGGTTCTTCTTTTATATTCATTTTAGTCTTTTGAACGCTTTATATTAATAATAATAAATTATTTTTAAATACTTTTTTAATAAATGATATTTATATTTTAATAAATATATATTTTTTTGTTCTAATTTTATTGTCATTAATTACCATCCTAAAATCTGTACTAATTATATTATAATTTTTTTTTAATAATTGTTTTATTATAGATAACCAAGGTCTTTTCAATAATTTTGGGTTTTTTACTCCTTTTACAAAAGACAAACTAAAATATTTACGAATATTTGGTAGCAAACTAAGAATATTTTGTTGTTTTTCTAAATTTTTATCTAATTCATACAATGTTATACTATTTTCCTTATCAAGTTCTAATATATCCATTATTTTCTGTAAAATATCATCTTGTTCGGTTCTATATAATTCTTGTTTCAACCTCATATTATACTTATATCTAACCTTTCACTTAAATAAATTATTTTTATATAATTATAAAATTGATTTAAATACAAAGAATTTATAATATATTAAATTAATTATGATTGAATGGAACAAACACTTATATCCACATCAACAACAAGCTATTATAAATAAGATAGATAAACAAAAATGTTTAATTAATATGTGGTGTGGAACAGGAAAAACTAGAACATTTACTATCTCTTTATTTCAAGATAATCAAGATATAAATGTTCTCGTTTTCCCATCACTAGGTTTGATTAACCAATATAATAATGATTATTTCCTTAACTTAGACACTATTTTCAAAGATAACTTTGATAAATTACAGTGTCTTGCTTTCTGTTCTGATAATGATACTAAGCTTAAATTAAAAACATCAGCAATTCAATATTCTACATCAGAAAGAACTTGTAAATCATTTATGAAAAAAAAAGATAAAAAAATTGTATTAGTCACATATCATTCGTTTGAAAAATTTATAAATATTTGTATTGATAGTAAAATTAGAATTAACCGTCTAATATTTGATGAAGCTCATCATATTGTTGGTGAAAAGATTCAAGATATTGTTTTCAATAATGATGAATTAGATAATATTGTGGATAAAACCGAATTTTATACTGCTACACCTGTTAATAAAAATGGGATTACAATGTATGATAGAGATAAACCAGAAAATAGTGATTGTGGCGAATTGGTTTATGAATATTTATATTATCAGGCTGTGGAAGATAAAATATGTAAGGCATTTACTACTAATATTAGTCTATATTGTCAGAAACCAGAATATAAGAATAAATACCAACCAATATTTGAATTAATAATTAGAGCATGTTTATCCGGTGAGTATGATTATTGGAATGTGTTAACATATCATAGTTATGTTAATGAAAATGATTATTCTGATGGAATTTCATATGTGAAAGAATTTGCCTCGAAAGGAAATCAAAAACTTTTCAAATCATTATTTACTAAGATTCAAAAAAAAGAATTTCCACAAACCAAATCATTATATCACATTGATAATGTCATATTACAAGGTGTAAGCAGTGAATCTAAAAATAGAGAAAAAATAATAAATGAATTTGATAAAAAAATTAGAGGAAGAATTTTTATATTATCATCTTGTGGAATATTAAATGAAGGAATTGATACAAAATGGGCAAATATGGGAGTACCTATTAATCCATCCCAAAGTATAGTAAAAGAATCACAAAGAATTGGTCGTTTAGTTAGAATACCAGAATCAAATATGCATGACGCAATTATTCTAATACCTAGTTTAATAGATATAAAAAAATATAACAAAATGGAAACTGATGAAGATAAAGATATAATGATTAGAGAACAATTATCAGAATCTGGTAATTTTAATACAGCATTAAATGTAATCAGTGCATTTAAATATCAATATGACCCGGAATTATTCGAAATGTGTTTAAGATATCCAAATATGTATGCTCCACAAGAAATCAAAGATAATCTTTCTAAATATGGTCTTATTATTAAAGATAGTCAAGGAGAATTAATTGATAATTTAAAATATATTTGTAAAAAAGAAGATATCTCATTTGAAATAAAAGGAACTGATAATATGAATGATGATGAATTATTAAAATTATGTAGTAAAAATGTAGATAAAACAATTGAAATTTATACTCAGGATTATGATGAACCAGTTAAATTTATTAATAGAGAATGTATAGATGAAGAACCTATAAGATTATTTTATTCAGATGATGATAAAAATTATGCACCTGTTATAAAAAAACCAGAATATAAAAGAACTAAAAAATATACTATTAAACCTCAAAAAAAAAGAAAACCTATCTTTAATATTCATACACATCCTGATTTAGATGTATTGTGGAATATTAAAGATGTTAAATTAAATAAAACGTTTGGTAAGGGTATATTAGATGTTAATATAAGTATTAATGAAAAAAGATGGAATACTAACTATGAATTATTAAAAAAATATATGTTAGATAATAATAATCAATGTCCTGCACAAAGTTATAAAACAGAAGATGGTATTAATATTGGTAGTTGGATAAGTAAACAAAGACAAGATAAAAAAAAGAATAAATTAAGTCAAGATAAAATAGAGAAATTAGAATCATTAGAAGGATGGTTTTGGGAATTAGATTTAGATGAAGGGTGGAATACTAACTATGAATTATTAAAAAAATATATGTTGGATAATAATCATCAATGTCCTACAAGAAGTTATAAAACAGAATGTGGTATTAATATCGGTGATT